TACGCAGGAAAATCGGAGCTATATTAAATAACACTTACCTTAAAAAAATTACTTTCAACTGAGAATTTCGCTAGCGAAAATGACTTTAAGCCTTACTAAAAAAGAATCGCAAGTATTAGATGATGTATTAAATTACATGATCGACTATATGCAAGACGATTGTTGGTCGAGTCAAGACAGACTCGCCTTTGATCGTATTTATTCAAAACTACACGGAGCTAAAAAATGATTGACAACCCACTACCAGATCAAGTCATGCAAGAGATGGATTTAGCCCATTTATCCGATCAGTTTAATCAAACTGCTTTCGATCATGGACTTGAAATAGCTAAACACTACAAAGTACATTCTGACTTACATGATTACTTTGCAGATTGGTATTTAGATTATATGAAACAAAATCCTGATCTGTTCGATCATACTTGTATTTATCTTGATTCTGATTACATAGTCGATTGGTGGGAAGATGAATCCTACCTTTATGACAATTTCGATTCACCTTATATGGAGATTACAAAATGACCATGCAATGTAAACAAGTAGATATTGGAGATAAGTGTATCGAATGTCTACGCTCCACTGTGTTTGGTACGGGTCTGTTTGTTAATAGACTCCCTGCCGATAATGATAAATATATCGGTTATTTATGTCCAGAATGTAACTGGCTTGAGTGTGATCGCTGTGATGAAAAAATTTACGAAGATGATTGCACTCCTTATGACGTTTATAACTCTGTAAAAGTTGCAGAATTTTCTGATGGAGCTTTTAGAGTTCACTACGATTGTCTAACTGAAAAAGAAAAACAACTTATGGAAGAAAACAATGCCTAAAGGTAAATACTACGAATATCAAATAAAACGCTCCGCACTAGATAACGATTATCTTTCTGGTAATATTGATGACTTTCAATATGCCAGAGAGTCTCTTGACCTAGACTTGGAATACGAACCTTACATACTAGCTCAAACTATTAATAGCGAAATCGCTAAAAAACAACATGAGATTAATGATGCCGAACAACAACTGGATTAATTTTCCTAAAGATCCCTATGATGGACAAGTTTTCTACTATCCTCCTACAGAAGATTGCTTTACATATATCGCTCCTTCAAAAAAAACAGGAGAAGGACAATGGATTATGATTACCAATCAAGATTTTTCTAAACCTTACTAAGCTGCTACTAATTGATCGTTTTTTACCATATCTTGAAACTCTGCAACCTTTTCTTTAAATAACGC